TATATACAGCTTATTATAGTTGGCCGCGTCTAAAATCACTTCTATTTTGAAAATCTTGAGCCGTTGGAGCTCTTTGTTCACTTTCCACTGGCCATGCTGGGTTATTGGACAGCGAATATCTATTATTAGTTTTTTCGTCATCCCAAATTTTTATATCATTATAAGCAAACTCAACACCAAACTTAGTTAATTCACCTGATGATTGAGAGTATGATATTCCTCTAATTGTTTTAGGAAATACCTGATCTAATTCTAACACGTATGCTTTTCTATCTACCAAATCTGTTTGTATAATTTGTAAGTTGCATTTAAATTCCGTGGCATATTTCATTAAGTATGTTTGAGAATCAACTACAAGGTTAATCCAATTATCAAATACTTGTTTTGGCATCATATCGCCTGGCATATTAAACTCAATGGAAAAGCCTTCATTAACATATCCTGTTGGAACTTCTGATGGGTGTCGGAATAAATCATATCCAAAAGTTTGTAGCTGACGACCAGGCATAACCGTCGAATCAACTAAGTATGATAGCTCTCTAAGATCTTCTTCTGTAACATCTCCAAGTTTTCCTATTAACGAGCTCATCCCTGAAAAGTCAACCTTGAACCGGTTTGCTAATGCTACATCTCTTTTATTAAAGATAGATTTTAATTTATTAATTGAAGCCATATTATTTTATTATTTGTTTCCTCTGAATTTACGATTTGAATCTCTCCAAACCTTTCTTTTTGTTGCTTTCTGAAAATTTTCGGTTGGCATAAACAATGCGACCTCCCAGAACTTTGGAGGAACTAACATCATAATTGTTTTTACCTGACTGAAAAGATACATCTTGTAAGCGGGTTTAAAATATCTAAATTTCATATTATCATTTAGTTTATTATATGAAACTCTAAATTTTGTTCTTACTTTTGAGCCTGCTCTATTTTCATCAACCTCCTGAAGCATAAATTCTCTCATTCGATCAAACAATCGCGCTCTGTCATAAGGATGAAGGTAATGTAAATTTATTCCATAGAAACCATCTTTAACAGTCTTCACCGGTATTACTAAAGGAAACGTATCATAATACTCAAGTGTTTTAGCATGCTTTGGATCATACCCATACATAAACACTCGACCAGGTATAATTTTTGGTCTTTTTAGTAAAGCGTCATCGGTAATAATCCGCCTTGGGTTTCTAACAGATCTGAGATATTTTAAGTTATCAAAGAACCACTTTTTGCTTTCCTTTGTATATGGGCCGATGCCAGCTGCAATAGCTTTATCATATTGTTTTTCAAAGGTGCTTGCCATATATTATATTTATAATTTTAGGTTAAAAGCTTTATTCCTAAGCCTTTTATTTCGATTTCTGTCCAAATCGCAAACTTATATCCACGCTTGCTACACCACTTCTCAGCGGCTTCCCATTTACTAATATTCTTAGCATATGTGGTCACTTCGTTTATATACTTTTTAGTTTTACGTGATCTAACCTTTGGTTCCTCGGTTTGTTTCTTTGGTTTAATCTCAATTAAATAAGTATCGCCTGTATTAAAAGTAACTTTAAGATCTACAAAATACCGATGCATTTTTCCATCAGTCTTACATCGATAAGGAATAATATCTTCTTCACTACTCCATTTTAGAACTTGAGATTGATCATCACACCATTTAAAAACCTGACGCTCCCACATAGATCTATACTTAATCTTAGTATAGTCTCCTGCATACTTTGGGATGTTCTTTGGTCTAAATCTTCCAGAATAATACTTCATCTTTCCTTATAAATACTAATAATACTATTTATATGAGCTTATATTTTCCAGAAACAATACAAGAACAAGGAGGACGGCCAGTAATAACATTTACATGTTTACAGGGCGGCGGGGGTGGAGGTGGTACAAATGGAGCCGTAACCTTACCAGGCCCTGTTGGTTTACAAATATCGGATTCTGCTAATTATGGAGGAGTTGAATTAGGAGCCTTAGGAGGAACCGCTTTAGAAACATTTAACCAAGTGGGTAATAAAGGGATTGTTAAGGGTGTTGGTGGAACAATTGATATCATGAAGAAGGGTCTGATCAGTAAGCAAGGTGCAGGTGATGCTGCAACTGCATTTGCATCTAAGAATCTTGGAAAGGTTGGCCAGGCGCTTGGTATTGCAAGAGGCGTTTCAAGCAATCCCAACACAACAACAGAATTTACAGGAACTAATGTTAGAAGCTTTTCTTTTCAATATAAATTGGTTCCTTTTTCTGCTGGGGAATCACGCTCAATTAAAAGTATTATTGACTTATTTAGAATTAATTTATATCCTGAAGGCCAAGCACTATATTTAAAGTATCCACCAAAATGGAGTATATCATACGCAGTATTGAGCGGCAGACAACCGCCAAACCTTCCAAAGTTTGGAGAATGTTATTTAACTTCTTTTTCAACAACATATAACGGCGCAGCCAACGCTTTCTTTGAAGATGGTAACCCTGTTGAATATGATATCAGTTTTACTTTTATGGAGACCAAATCTCTAACTCGAAAAGATATAAAGGAAATTGGTTAATACTAATACATATAAATCATCATGGCTTTACCAAGAAAAATAAAATATTTAGATTACTTTGATACCGTCGAATACGACTTTAGCGGCAAAGGTGATTTTAATACAGTTATCGATATTACTAAAAACGTTATCATTAAAGATAAATCAACTAGCGTTCGCTATTTAAAATATTCAATTAAAGATGGCGAACGCCCCGACACTGTTTCTTTAAACTTATATAATGATCCACAATATTATTGGCTTTTCTTTTTATATAATAATTCATTGAGAAATGGTATAGAAGGTTGGCCTCTTTCTAATTCTCAATTTGATAATATGATTGAATCTGAATATGACGAGTATAGTTTTATTTGTCCAGAGCCAATGCCAACTATATCAAATTCTACAAGGCATTCACAGAACTATTTCTTTCAAAAGTTACCTCTTAATAAAAAATATTACTCTTCTATTAATATATATGTAAAAGACATTAATGATGATTTTCAAAAAAGCGATTTAAAAATTAAAAAAGTAGATCATAACAGGTTTGGTATTATACTCAAAAAAGGAGAAAATAATTTTATAAGCTCATTAGGTATTGGAAACAAAACTGTTGATAATGCTTATCAACCTGAGTCTTTAGGAACTATATATTTAGAAGCAGACGAATCTGTTCTTGGTAAAGAATGGTTAGGGATTATTGAAGAATCGCCATACCAAACAATAACCGAAGGTGGTAAGACATTCATTCCTTTATATTATAACATTAGATTATCTCATGAATTTTTGAAAAACGGTTCTTATCAATATTTTAATAATTTTGTAGTTGGCGAAGAGTTATTAAATCAAGAAATTATTTCTCATTATGATGTAGTTACTAATGCAATCTATAATCAAGAGATATCTTTTCCTCAAGAAATAACATTTATTGAATATGAAAGAATAATAAATGAGCGTAAGAAAGAAATTGTTGTTCCTAAGGAAGACGCTTTAACAGACTTAACATATCAATATAGGACTTTACTAAAATAGTATAAATGGGAATTTTAAATATAGATCCGGATCGGCCTGAAAACCATAGCCCTAAAACGCTTGATGCTGATGGTAATTCAACAATACCATCTTCATATGAAATCGAGGAAATGGTTTTGATCAATGAAGATGGCGATAAAGAAGAAAACTTTAGCAAAATTGTTTCATCTATTAAAATTATTGAAGAGATTTACTCTCCTATTATTACATGTAAAATTTCAGTATCAGATGATGATGATTTTTTTCAAAAGTTTAAAATATCTGGGAAGGAAATTTTAAAGTTAAGATTAACAAAGAAAACCAAAGATGATCAACAATCAATTGATCTTACTTTAGTTTCTTTAGAATATCCAACATATACAAAGTCTGCTAATGGAATTCACATTCAAGAATATGATATTATCTTTATAACACCATTTGGTTATTTCAGTAAAATTCAAACGATATCTGAATCTATTGAAGGAAACATATTTGATATTGTTAAAGAATTATATGAAAGTAAATTAGGAGTTCCAAAAAGTAATATTCTTGTTGATGGGACATGCCCTCATAAAATTAAAACAGTTCTAACAAAGAAGACTCCATTACAATCAATTTCGTGGGTCCTATCAAAAGCGTTTTCTGATGAAGGTGGATCTGAATTAAAGTTTAGCCCATTCTTTATGTGGCAAACAATAAACACTCAATTTAAAGATAAGATTTTAATTACTTCATGGGAAAAGATTCTTAACGCAAAACCTGAAGGAGAACCTTATGTTTATAAAAAGTTTTTTGAAGAAAAGCCTGGAACTGCTGAATATCAAAAGGATGTATTACAAACAATAATATCCTTTTCATCATCTTTAAAATTAAATAAGCTAAAAGAAATTAGCGAAGGCGGTTATGGCAGCCAATTAAATGTTTTTGAATATGATAAGAATTATGTTGCGGCTGAAGAGGTAGACGCTAATTTGTTTATTCCTGCAGAAGAATTTAACAATCCTTTATATTCAATGGACAAGTTTCAATCTCAAGTTAGTAAAATTTTAAAAAATCAAAAGAAAGAATCCAAAGAAACTATTAATAACAATAGTACGCTTGGTAAAGTATTTAGCTTTTCTGCTGAAAACAATAAAAAACAAAGCGGTAATGCATTTACCGGTATTATATCAGCCGCAACAGGAGGAATTAAAGAAGCCATTATTAATGATGCCTTTAAAGCGAAAAGCTTAGCAAAAAATAAAGATTTGTTTTTACATAAACCGGCTCCTTTATATGAAGATCTTCCACCTGGGACGCTAACCACAATTGATATTAAAGAGATTTATAGTCAACGTGAAATCTTCTTTAAATCTTTATCTGAAAATATTTCTCATTCATGTTCTTTATATGGAGATTTTAATTTAAACCCAGGAAGAAAAATAACAATTAATATTCCTGCAGCTGAAGGAGCAGAAACATCAGATGGTAGTAAAGTTGGCTCAACCGATCTTGATTCAGATTTATCTGGAGATTATACAATTGCAGTTGCTATTCATATATTTAAGAATGGAGAATATACAACTAAATTGAAATTAATTAAACCATTGCAAACTAAAAAAGTAAATTAATATGATAGAAGGATTTGCAACAGCTGTAGTTGAAGATGTTAACGACCCATTAAGTATGGGGCGAGTAAAGGCTAGATGTCTTGAGTATCATACAACTGATATGTTGGCGCTCCCAACCGAAGATTTACCATGGGCCACATGTTTATTTCCAGTAGATAGTGCTGGCGTATCTTCAGTTGGATCACAAAGTGTTCAACTAATTAAAGGTTCTTGGGTAACTGGTTTCTTTAGAGACCCAGGCGATTATCAAGATTTTGTTATTCTTGGAGCATACCCAGGAACTAATAGTGAAGGAGGCATGGGTGTAAGCGGAGGGCCTTCTGCTGCAAGCGGGGGTTTTGTTGGAGCTAATAGTGGATGGGATGGGTTCCCTGCTCCAGCAACTGTAGCCGGTAGTCCAGCAGAAAAAGTAATTTCACTTTGTAAAAGTCAATTACAAGTAAGAGAAACAAATGGAAATAATCAAGGACCAGGTCTGCAAAAATATTGGGATTCCGTCGGATGGGATGGTTATGCTAGTCGTCAGCCATGGTGTGCTGCATTTGTAACATGGATTATTGAACAAACAGGTGTATTAGAAGATAAAGATCGACCAAAGACCGCAAGCGCATTTGCTTATAGACAATGGGCTAATAAACATCCTCATCTTGCTCAACGAAGAGTTAATCCGCAAACAGTATATGCGGGTGACATTGTTGTTTTTAAATTTTCTCATATTGGTATGGCTATTGAAAACTCAAATGGCGGATATGTACAATGTATTGAAGGTAATACAAACGCAGCAGGATCACGTGAAGGCCATGGCGTTTATATTAAAAAACGAGCTCTAAGTTTAATTACAGATTCAATTTCAATTGCAGCATCGCCTGAGAGGGGCGGTATGGCTCCAAGTGGAACTATAGCAACTGGTCAACCCGGGACTCCAACTGCATAAATAAATAAAGAGTATGGCAGAATCTGAAAACATTTCTCCTGGGCAAATCGAATTTAATTTGCCTACGAGTATGGGCGCCTTAGAGTCTTGCTCTCAAACCGTATCATTAAGGAAGACTTTAGGCGGACACCAGTTTGTTGAAGATAATACTTTAGGAGTTGAAAGAATTAAAAGAACTCACGCCAGCGGAACTTTTGAGGAGTTTACTCCAGAAGGTGGAAGGACTGTTGTTGTAGAAGGCGATGATTACACTGCAGTATTTAAAGATAAGACAATTGTAGTAAGTGGTAACGTTACAGTTGTTATTGGCGATTCATGTAACTTAAATGTAACAAATGATTTAAATATTAATGTTGGAGGAAACATGAATGTTAATGTTAAAGGCAATGTTGATACTCGTGTTGATGGAAACGATTTTAAAGCAGTTACGGGTGATGTTGGTTTAAAGACTGGACAAAATTATAAATTAAATGTTCATGCTGATGCTGAGGAAACTATTAATGGCGCTCATCGTCATAAAGTGCTTGGATCAGAATTTAATTCTTACGTTGCCGGTAATAAAGTTGGATTCACTGGTATAAATGATACGCAGGTTATTGGTGGATCAAAAGTTACGGCTGTTCCTAATGGAGCAATAACACTTGCAGGACAATCTTTAGATACTGGAATTCAAGGCCCGATTAATTTTAATTGTTTAGGCGAATTTAATTTTACAGGAAGTGACCTTATAATTCAAAAGAAGACGTGGCATCAAAATGACGTTGATGTAATTGGTAAACAACAAAACCACTCAACTCTTGAAGCAGATGGAAAGATCACAGGCTACGCAGATGTATTTGGTCCAGCTGTTTCTCTATCATCACACATCCATCCGTATGGTGGAGTTCACGGTTCTTCAACTGGAGGCCCCGCATAATTAAATAATATGGCTATTAATGTAAATGGGTTTGGAAACAAATTAAGTGGGATAGGTTTAAATCAAGCTATCTCTCAAGTATCTTCCGCCGGCGATTGTTTTAAGGATATTGATAATCTTGTATTAGATAATGTTCAAGGGCAAGTTTTAAAAGAAATTTCTAATTATTCATCGGCGAAAGATTTAACTGATAATCTTGCTAAGATGCAAGAAATGTCGAACACCGTTAAAAAAATAGGTGATGACATAAATGAGTTAAAAGAAAAGAATTTGTCTGACTTATTAAAGCAAGCGTCTGCCGCTGGTATTCTTGAAAGGATTCCACTTATTGCAAATATACAATCAAAATTTGGAGATGCTGTTGAAGATTTAAACAGTTTAGTAGATAACATTACAAGTTTTGATCCATGCAGTGTTGTTGATTTTAAAATTGACTCGAGTGGAGTTGCAAAAGAAATCCCTGCGCCTGGTAAATTTCTAAACGAACCACCAAAGGCGTTCCCATCTTTTACTCCACCCGTTAATGTTAACTATGCGGCTGAAGAAGCTAAAGCCGATTATCGACAGTCAATGGCTCGAATGAGCGATGTTGTTAATGATAAGACGAATGTCTCAAAGACTGAAAGCGGAATGAGCGTGATGTCAAGCTTGCAATTTATCGGACGAGATTATCATGATTCTCTTGCAGGAACAAGAACTCCAGAAGTTTTACCATACGCACCTGAAAGAAGCCAAGATCCTAAAGTTGCTTTACAACAAGCGGCTGATGAAGAACTAAGGAAAAACGAAAAAACGTGGAGCTCAGCGGACAAGCTAGAATTTAAAACTAGAGTTTCTCAATTAATAGATCTTGGAAATAAAGATGGAGGAATAATAGGTAAACACTTTAAAATTAAAAAAGCAGAAGAAGGACCCGAATCATGGACCGGAAACAACTTCTTTAAGATTCCTGATAATATTCTTTCGCCCACAGCAAATAAAAAGGCGGGTGATAGCAAGATAACAAAGGGAACTGTTTCAATAGGCGCTTTAGCATCAACGGGTATAACAATCTATGGTGGTCCTGATTGGAATTATTTAAGATTCCTTTTAATATCTCCTGAAGATCGTCCTCAAAAACTAATTGATTATTGGATTGACGAAAGAAATAAAAATATTGAAGAAGACACTAATAGATTAAGTAACCAATTTGGAATTAAATTGGGAACTCGTAGTTATAATTCAATGTTTGTTGGCGTATATAATGAAGAATTAAAATCAGGTTATAGTGTGTCGAGTACTAAATTTAAAGGAGGAACCGTTTTACAATTAAAGAATAGAGATGGTTCTATATATGATCCTGCTGGAATAAACTCGAAGGGATTAGTTACGGTTGTTGACGCTGCAGAAGGAATCAAAGATTTCTCATTATTAAATTTATATGTTGGCGCTGAACATGTTGAAGCATATAGTAAAACGCAATTACAAAGCGTTCAAGCATACTTATATTCAAGCGGAACACAAGTGTCAACGCTAT